GCCTGTGCTCTGATCCTGGACCAGGAGTACGGCGCGGAGGTCTACTGTGTAGCCCCGAAGCTGACCCAGGCGGATATCGTTTACTCGGCCTTCTGGCAGACAGTGAAGGCCGAGCCGGACCTGAACGCGCTGATCGAGCCGAAGAAGAACGGCTACTACATGGAATCCACCAACTCCTGGATCCTTAAGATCGCTTTCAACAGCAAGAAGAGCGACGGCTTCAACCCCCATGTGACGGTCTGCGACGAGATCGCGTCCTGGCCCGGTGATAAGGGTCTAAAGCAGTATGAGGTCATGACTTCAGCCACCGGCTCCCGCCGGCAGCCTCTGACCTTAAGCACCACCACCGCCGGTTATGAGAATGACGGCATCTTTGATGAGCTGATGAAGCGTTCCACCGCTTTCTTGATGGGTAATTCCAAGGAAATGCGCCTGGCGCCCTTCCTGTACATGATCGACGATGTGAGCAAGTGGAACGACATCGAGGAACTGAAGAAGGCCAATCCCAACCTGGGCGTCAGCATCTCTGCAGAGTATCTGCAGGACCAGATCCAGATCGCCTACTCCAGCCTCAGCAAGAAGGCGGAGTTCTTAACAAAGTACTGCAATATCAAACAAAATTCCTCCATGGCCTGGCTGCCTGCCCATCAGATCGAAGGTGTTTGCGGCGAGGCTCTGCGGTTGGAGGATTTCCGGGGCTGTTACTGCGTGGGCGGCATCGACCTGAGCCGCACCACGGATTTGACAGCCTGCTGCGTGGTCATTGAAAAGAACGGCAAGCTCTACACCTTCGCCCACTTCTTCCTGCCCAGGAACAAGCTGGAGGAGGCCACGGAGCGGGACGGCCTTCCCTATGCCATTTATGTGCAGAAGGGCTGGCTGACCTTGAGCGGTGACAACTTTGTGCAGTACCAAGACTGCTACAACTGGTTTGTAAAGCTCCTGGAGGAATGCAAGATCTATCCGCTGAAAATCGGCTATGACCGATATACAGCCCAGTACCTGGTGCAGGATCTGAGCACCTACGGCTTCCACATGGATGACGTATACCAGGGCTTCAACCTGACACCAGTGATCAACGAGATGGAGGGTCTGGTGAAAGACCAGACACTGCAGATCGGCGACAACGCCATACTGAAAGTCCATCTGTGCAACTCGGCTGTGAAGCTGGATACTCAGACGGAAAAGAAACGGTTAATCAAAATCAACGCTACCGACCGCATCGACGGTACCGCTGCTACCCTGGACGCTTTGACCGTCCGGCAGAAGTGGTACAAGGAAATCGGTCATCAGCTGAAGAATGCGGGGTAAGAAATTGGGACTTTTTGAGAAAATTTTCAAATACCGGCAGGACCTGAAGCAGGCCAGCACGGTATTCAAGACCTTAACAGGTTATGCGCCGGCCTTCACCAGCTGGAACGGCATGATCTATGAAAGTCTGCTGGTCCGCTCGGCTATTCATGCCAGAGCGGTACATATCAGCAAATTGAAAATCGAATTTCAGGGCAGCGCAAAGCCGAAGCTTCGCAAAAGGCTGGCCGATAGGCCCAACGAGTGGCAGAGCTGGAGCCAGTTCCTGTACCGGCTGAGTACCATACTGGACGTTCACAATACGGCCATCACCGTGCCGGTGCTGGATGAGTTTGGTGAAGCGGTGGGCATTTATCCGGTGCTCCCCAGCCGATGCGAGCTTCGGGAATACATGGGTACCGTGTATCTGCGGTATGCCTTCGCTTCCGGCCAGTACGCGGCCGTGGAGTTCCACCGCTGCGGCATCCTGACCAAGTTCCAGTACCGGGACGACTTCTTCGGGGAAAGCAATGAGGCCCTGCGGCCCACTATGGAACTGATTAACATTCAGGACCAGGGCATTGCTGAGGCGGTGAAAAGCTCGGCAACCTTCCGGTTTATGGCCCGGCTCACCAACTGGAAAAGCCCTGAGGACCTGGCCAACGAGCGGAAGCAATTCACCCGGGACAACCTGGAAAAGGGCGGTGGTATCCTGCTGTTCCCCAATACTTACGATAATATTCAGCAGATCAAAACTGCCCCGTATGTGGTCAGTGCCGAGCAGATGAACGCCATCAAGGAGAACGTCCACAGCTATTTCGGAACCAATGATGATATTCTGCAGAACAAAGCCTTCGGTGACAGCTGGAACGCTTTCTATGAGGGCGTACCGGAATGGTTCGGCATCCAGTTTTCCGAGGTGCTGGCCGGAATGCTGTTCGCTCCCCGGGAACGGAGCGGCGGTGCCGGGGTGACTGCCACCTCCAACCGGTTGCAGTATATGTCCAATAAGGACAAGATGCTGGCCACGCAGACCTTTGCCGACCGGGGCCTTGCCATGATCGATGAGATCCGGGATATCTGGAATCTTCCGCCCCTGCCGGATGGCCTGGGTCAGAAGATCCCCGCCCGGGGTGAATACTACGATATCCGGGAGGGAAAAGCGGTGTCCGAATAGGACACCGGAAAATCCGGGGGATTGCCACACCAGTGTGCGCACTGGTTCGCAATGACACTTTGTTTTTTAAGGAGGAAATTATGGATTTGGCTGAACTTCAGCGAAGCCGTCTGGAGCAGGGCCGGGAATACCGGCAGATCGTGATGACGGTTCGGACCGCCGAGGAAGACGGTGACCGGATGGTGGTTGAGGGCTACGCCACCACCTTTAATCAGCCCTATGAACTGTACAGCTACGACAATGTGACTGTACGGGAGCAGGTGGATCCCCACGCCTTTAACGAGTGCGACATGAGCGATGTGATTATGCAGTACGACCACCAGGGCCGGGTATTCGCCAGAACCAGAAATAACACCCTGACTGTCCGGGTGGACAATAAGGGATTGTATATTGCCGCAGATCTCGGCGGGACCGAGCTGGGACGGCAGCTGTACCAGGAAATCAAGGACGGGTATACGGACAGGATGTCCTTTGGCTTTACTGTCGGGAGCGACAGCAGAACCAGCACCCGGGACCATGATACCGGTGCGATCACCATCCTCAGAGCGATCCAGAAGATCAAGAAGCTTTATGACGTCAGCGCCGTTTCTCTGCCGGCAAACGACATGACTTCCATCAGCGCAAGACGTCTGGCCGACGGAGTGATCGCCGGACTGGCGGAGGAGAACCGACATAAACAGGAAAAACGACTGAAACTGAAACTTTTACTGGAGGGAATTTAATTATGAATCTGGAACAGATCAACGCACGCCTTGCCGAAATCCGCAGCCTGGTGGACGGCAATGACCCCAACATCGACATTGAAGCGCTGACCCAGGAAGCCAACGATCTGATCGCACAGCGCAATACGCTGCAGCAGGCAGAGACCCGCCGCCGGGAGCTGCGGGCACTGGTTGCCGGCGGTGAGGGCGAAGTGGTTCGCAGCGGCATCGGTCAGCCTATGAATCCCCAGATGAACGAGCAGCGTGGCGCAGACAGCCTGGAGTACCGGAACGCCTGGCTGAGAAACCTGGCCCGGGATAACCAGGGCAATATGCTGCTGGGCCCCATGACCGAGGCCGAGCGCAGAGCATTCGTCTTTACTACCGAGAATACCGGTGCTGTGGTGCCCACCATGGTGCTGGACCGCATCGCCGAGCTGGTCCGTGCCACCGCTCCTCTGCTGGCTGACTCCACCCTGACCAACTTCACCCGTGGCTTCGGTGTTCCCCGCCATAAGGCCACCGCTGCCGGTGACGCAAAGGTAACCGCTGAGGGCGTTGCCAACGATGACGAAGAGGATACCTTTGACCTGCTGGCCCTGGACGGTGAGGAGATCAAGAAGCATATCACCATGTCCAGAAAGATGCAGATCCAGAGCATCGAAGCTTTCTATACCTGGGTTACCACCCATCTGGCCGAGCGGATCAAGCAGGCCAAGGAACGTCTGATCCTGGAGCGCCTGGATGATGCCGAGGTTGGCATGGCTGCCGGCAACAAGCTGGAAGAAGCCGAACTGACCGATGCCCTGGTGCTGAAGGCTATGAGCCTGATCAAGTCCGGCGGTGCCAAGAGCATCTACGCCAACAATACCACCATCTGGAACACCATCGCCAAGGTCACCGATGCCGACGACAAGAAGCTGTTTATCCCCAACTCTATGTCCGATCCCATCATTACCGGCCGTGTCTACGGTGCGCCTGTTAAGGAAGACACTGAGATCCCCGACAACGTGCTGTACATCGGCGTTGGTAAGTTCGTGCTGACCAACGACTTCGACGATCTGGAGATCGTTCCCGCCGTGGAGCCCAAGACCCTGAAGCAGATCATCACCGGCTACAGCCTGTTCGATGCCGGTCTGGAACATCCCCATGCCTTTGTCAAGATCACGCTGACCGGTGCTGCTGCCGCTGCTGAGGCTCCCGCTGCCGGTAACTAAGGCGGTGACGGCCTGTGCTGAAAGCAGTAAAGCTGGCCATGCGGCCGCCTATTAAAACCGACGCATATGATTCCGAACTGCTGGATCTGATCGAGGCCGCTAAGGCGGACCTGGGGATCGTGGGCATCCAGAAGGTCGAGGAAGATGACCCGCTGATTCGCCAGGCCATCAAAACCTACTGCCGTCTGCACTTCGGCACTCCGGAAAACCCGGAGCTGCTGGAGCGGGCCTACAATGCCCAGAAGGGCCAGCTGCAGGGTTCCAGTAAATACCGGAATTGGGGTGACATCGATGGGGTGTGATCACGTGGCCACCCTCATCGGCGTGGCATATCAAAATGATGCCCTTCTGCAGAAGATCCCTGTGGAAACCAAGCGGGAAGTCTTCTGTGAAGTGTGCAGCGTCCAGCAGTCGGAATGGTTCAGCGCAGGTCAGAAGGGGCTAAAGGCCCAGTTCGTACTGAAGATCTTCCCCGACGATTACGCCGGGGAAGAAATGTGCGAGGTAGACGGCGTGCGCTATGGCATTTATAGGACGTATCTGGCCAAGAACTACAAGCTGGAACTTTACCTGGAGAAGAAGGGTGGGGTTTGATGGCTACGGTGAAGATTGACGGGTTGGCGGGGGCCATTGCCAAGGAGCTGCATGAGTACAGCGAGGAGGTAACGGCGGAGGTCAAGAAGTCTGTCAAGGACACTGCCAAGACCTGTGTGGCCACGCTGCGGCAGACCAGTCCCAAGGATACCGGCGACTACGCCAAGGGTTGGGCGGCCCGTACGGCCTATGAGAGCGACAAGGACATCCGGATGCAGGTTCACAACAAACCCCATTACCAGCGGACACACCTGCTGGAGGACGGTCACGCAAAAGTGAACGGTGGATCTGTGGACGGAAAGCCCCACATCCAGCCCGCCGCCGATGAGGCATCGCGGATCCTGGAGAAAGACGTGAAGATCCGGGTGGGGAATGTTTGACGGCGGTGTTCAATTCGGACACCGGGAAAGGAAAGGGAACTGTATGACACTTGCAGGACTGGCGGTTCTGCTTCAGAGTACCGGGCTGCCGGTGACATACCGGGCCTGGCCTGAGAATGAAGCTCCGAAGCTGCCATTTATCTGCTACCTATCCGAGGGATCAGACCCCACCTATGCCGATGGTCAGGTTTATTACAGCTATGACGAAGTGCGGGTGGAGCTTTACACCGCTTTCAAGGATCCCGTGACGGAGGATCTGGTGGAGCTGGCGCTGGTGGGTTTCCACTGGAAGAAGGAAGAAACCTATCTGGATTCGGAGCGGTGCTATCTGATTACCTACGATATTGAGGTGTGATTGACTACCCCTCAGTCGTGCTGTTCGCACGACAGCTCCCCTGGCAAGGGGAGCCGAGGGCGCTACGCGCCGGAGTGCGGTGTTCAATTCGGACACATTGTTCATCCCGGAATATCCGGGGGATTGCCACGCCAGTGTGCGCACTGGCTCGCAATGACATCTTCCTATATGGGGATTTCTGTGCCAGCCTGCGGGCTGGTTCGCAATGACATGCGATAATTTGAGATTTACGAAAGGATGATATACAAATGGGTGATACCAACAAGGTCCATTATGATCTGGTGGACGTGCACGTGGCACCGCTGACCGTTGCGGAAGGCGTGGTTACCTTCGGTGCTCCTGTGGCACTGCTGGGTTCCATTTCCCTGGACGTGGCTGCCCAGGGCAACGTGACGAAGCTGAGAGCCGACGGCATGGTCTACTACCAGGCCGCCTCCAACAACGGCTACGACGGCAGCCTCAACATGGCCATGGTTCCCGACTGGTTCCGCAAGGACTATCTGGGCGAGATCCTGGACGAGGCCGCCAAGGTCCAGGTGGAGAACGCGGAAGCGGAGCACAAACCCTTTGCCCTGCTCTTCGGCTTCAAGGGCGACAAGAAGCGCCGCTGCCATGTGCTTTACAACTGCCTGGCAAACCGTCCCGGCATCAAGGGCGAGAACAAGGAAAACGAGAAGGATCCCGACACTGAGACCCTGCCCATTTCCGCCGTTCCTCTGCCCAACGGCGACGTGAAGGCCAGTACCACCGCCGAAACCACCGAAGCCATCGTTGCCGGCTG